CGTCGATAAACAATAGGTTGATAGAGTAACCACGAATGTTATTAGAAGAAGTAGCAGCTGCTATGACTCGGCTATTATTCTCTAACTCAAACGATCCTTTGTTCCATTCTTTTACACCCTGTTGCAACCATTTAGGAAGATACTGATACGCCAGCTGAATACGCCCAAGGATTTCGCGTGCTGTATCACCTTTATTTGCAAGTAAAGCGACGGTTTTGTCGGCATGGAAAATGATATACCAAAGAATGAATCCACAAGTAGTAGTTGACTTACCAGCCTGTCTAGCCGTAGCGATGACAGTGTATCTTTCTTCTGCCATCGTCTTGAGCATTTGTTCTTGATATGTATAAGGAACGAAGTTAACCAGACCACGGTTGATGTTGATGATCTTCATGTAAGTTGTAACGAAGTATACAACATCGTTTTTGCACTTCATGTATTCTTGCACTAATTCCGGAGTCCAGTTTACGGAGACTCCGCTGCGCTTTAGATTAGGATTACCAAGATAACTTCTGAAATTGTTAATCTCATTCACTTTTTCATATCCTCGATCATCTTCTGAAGCTCGGATGTCGAACCTACAAAAAGATTGTTCGTAACGTGTTTTTTCGCTTCTTCATCCTGAGGAACATCCGCCTTGTCAATCGTTCTGATCTGCTGCTGTATGTCAAGCAACTGTTTAGATGCGTTTGTGACTGTATCCATAAGTTTAGCGAGGACCTCGAACGCTCTTGGATTTTGAGACTGATCTGCGATAGTTGCAAGTTTTGCGATAGCGTCAGTACCATTTTCTATAACCTCTCGAACGTTCGCGCGCGCGAAGGTAAAATCTTCTTTAGCCGAATCATTTCTCGCCGTGTTAACGATAGTAGAAATTGATTTACTATAGTCTGGTGGAACAATTGGTCCCAGATTCAATGCCCTGTCGATTGGGCTCTCATCATCATTATTGTCCATAATCCCGTTCCGTGATGTTAGTTACGTAGCCAAAATCGTCTGTTGCAACAATATTAGCAACTGGTATCGAAAGGCTAGAGTTTGAAGTTGGTTTACCATTTGCAGTCAATCCAGGCTGCACCTGGATGTATGATACAACTGGATTGGATGTATTTGCGACAATGTCACCTTTTACGACAAAGAATTCTGTATTCGAAAACTTGATAACTTTGGAAGTTTTTACCGGACCGTATAGATAAGCTTTCATAGTGAAATCAAGATTCCAAACCATCGATCTGCGTTCTTTGAAATCGCCTTCGTATACGTCTTCAAGATTAACTCTATTCAGAACGACCGGTATGTCCATGGTCACATTCATCTCGGGAATAAGATGAACAGTAGTTGTCCAGTCTGGTGTGAAGTAAGGTAGAATCTGCTCTACGATTTTGTTACCATCTTCGGCATTCTTTACAAGCACGCTGAGTTGAAAGTTGATGTTGTAGGGAACTGGCATATACTGATATTTGTTCTTCGACTTATCATCCGGGTCTACTACTGCAATACGATTAATCGTCTGGAGTTTTCTAGAACCATCATAGTCGAAGCCAGTCATTTCGAACGCCATCATCGGTAATGGATACGTCGCTGTTGGGCGATCAATATTAGGATCCTGAACCACACGAGACAGCATTTTGTCTTTTGGTCCGTATGTAATCGGAACTCTTTCGACAAGATTCACGTTACCATTTTTATCTGTTCTGCTGATGTAGATACCGTTGAACAAAGTTCCGAACAGGATAATGTATTTACGGATCGATGAGAAGTAGAATGGTGTTGATGAGAACATCAGATTTTGCCCTCACTGAAAGGATCTTTTTCGGTAAAGTCAATAAAGTCATCCGATCCCAGCGGGAAGTTATCAGTTCCTTGCTGAATCGTATCGTTTTCAGACGCTGGATTGATAGTTTCAGGTTTGTAACCCTCTACAACCAGATAATTACTATCTTCATCAGTCAAATTGACACCCTCTTCATTCATAATAGCATAATCAAGAATATTAACAGAGTAATTTTGCTGAATTGCATCGATCTCAGGAATACCAGTGTTGAATTGTTCGTTGCTGTATTCGAAGAGCTCACAAATCAGTTCCCAAGTCTGCAAAGCACCGAACTGATAAAACATCTCGAACTTATTGACGAACTTGATCTGGAAACATTTGCGATTCAGTGGGAAGTAAATCAGATCGCCTTCGTTCGGTCTTACCTGATCAGTTACAATAGCAACTTCCTGATTGAACGTTCTCTGGGCAATGCTGAATACAACCTGATCGCGAATCTGCAGTCCAAACTTAGACATGAAGTTACCATCGCCAGTAAATCCATCAATTGATTTGATGTAGAGCTCTACCATGATAGCATGATTGTATTGTGATGAATCGTCTTCGCCGAGAAGCTTATCATAGTTGGTGATAACGCGAGGAATGTAATACATATCCTCGCCGTAGATTTTGATAGACTCTATGATCAGATCCTCGTAAAGGTTCTGTTCGTTACTAGCAGCAAAATTATTGAAAAAAAATTGGTGGCCATTAGGCTATACCTCCTGCGGTCTTTGACTTGTTAGCTCTTCTTTTTTCCCAACCAAGTCTAACTTTTTCTTTCCACTCTTCTGACTGATAATAGCCGGATTCAACACGTTTCTTTTGAGAAACTTTACCAGCGTCAGAAGCTAGTTTTTTTGTGTTTGGGTTTGACGATCTGGACTCGCTCATTTTTTTTCTCGACTCTTCGCTGTGTTTGCTTCCAACTCTAGAAGCAATAACAGCAGCCGCATGTTCGGCACTATTTTTAGAGTTTTTTCTTCCGGCGTGAAGTTTAGCGGCATGCTCTTTCGATATACCATTAGGAAATCTTTTTTTGTACGCTTCTCTCAATTTTTTTCTGTGTTCCTCGGTCATTTGACCTTTAGCCCAACCATCAAAATAAAAGCCATCGTTGTTATGTCTGTTGTAAAATCCCTCATTTAGTTTAGCGTCAACAGATTGAAGAATTTTTGCTTCCAATTTTCTTATGTCCGCATGTTTCCCTCTAGCAACGATCTGCCTCGAGAAATCTTGAGGTCTCCGATTATACTCTTCCATCATGTATTTACTAGAACAAACGTAACCGTCATCCGTCGAACCTTTATGAGATCCGACATACAACTTGTTATTAACTTTATCTGTCCAACAGTACACGAAAGCTTCCATTAGGCTGCTCCAACAAAACCGAGAACGGTTTGCAGTAAAGGAACAGAAACGGCAAGACCGAATAAAATTCCGATCATATCCGTAACTGGAAGTGAATAGCTAATGATCATCTCGCGTTCTAGCTCTCCACGCTCGCGTATGGCATCATCGTAGATTCTCTGACCATTAAACTGAATACCACCTGGTAGAGTCATGCCAGTAAACTTAGAAAGGTTTGCTCCCCACTGCTGCTTGATCAAGCAAGTAGCATAGCGAAGAAGCCAACGATCTTTCCATACGTCAGGAAATAATGCCGGATCGACAATCTGATAAGCCTCTACAATGATGTAGTCACCAGTATTGACAATCTGCCAGTCCATATCAATGTAAAGGCGATTGATGTTTCTGTTATAACGAATAGGCTGCTGACCGACGAGCATCTGTTCTAAGAACTGAACGTGAGTCAGCGCCATGTAATAAGGAACCATTGATACAGAAGTAAGAGTGTAAAGATCGTTCAGAGCGATCTGATAACGAATGTTGAACAGGTTGTTGGTGTTCAAGCCTTGACCAATTGGAAATAAGTTAACAGCACCAATAATATTCTCAGGCATTGTAATATATTTGTTAATCTTATCAGCATCTGTAATCTGATACTTGTAGAAGGTTCTTTCGGAGCCATCGAAGTGATAATCCCAGTAATACTTCAATGCTTCATCAATACGATCATCAACCTGATCATCGTCAACGTTGATTTCGATTACAGGTTTACCAAGAGTTCTTAGGCAATACTCTTTGAACTGGTCTTTTGTTGTCGGCGTTGCCATTAAAGCTCCTATATACAAGAAAATCGCGTGTTACTGTTATTTATAAAGGATGAAGTATGAGCTTACAAAAAATAAGATTTAGCGAACTTGATTTTAAATATGATACCGACAGATTATTAAAAGAACTCAATATATTAAAATTTGTTCAATATTTGACTGATGCATCAACTCATACTAATCACTATAAAATGCCCATATTCAATCAATCACAAATAAAAAATTGTAAAATTTGGAAAGGTATTAATTTAACAAATCCGCCCGATTCAGTTTTTATAAAAAATTCTAGTTTGAGCAAAATCCGTAATGAGAATAGCGAACTAGAGTGGGTTTGGGTCAAAGAATTTCCTTACATGCAATATATAGTCAAGAGTCTAGGTTTTTTAAAAACAAATCTTGTAAGAGTTCTTGTTTTAGAACCCGGATCTATCGGTCCCGTTCACAACGATAACTCTACTGGATCTTACTATAGTGTTAACAGAACGTCGATAACTCTTAACATAAGCGATGGCGGAAGCCCATTGGTTTTTTTGAACGGAAACGAAATTCATAGTAAGATGCCTGGTCCTACATTTCTATTTAGAGATGATTGTTGGCATGGGATTCCGGAAACCAAAACACAAAGGTTTCAAGTGAGAATAAACGGAATGATTAACGAAACTGTAAATAAATTGTTATTACAAAATACAATTATGGAGATTATCTAATGAAAATTTACCTTGATCAAGTTCCCGACTCTTTGACTGTTATGGGACACATAAAAGCGACAACGGATTGGAACAAAGCTTGCGAATCTGTTAAGCCGAAAACAAAAACACATCAATATGAATTCATTATACAGGATTTTGATCAACAATCAATCTTTAATGCAATTCAACATAGCCTTGCAATCAATGGAGAACATGGCTGGAAATCTTCTGAAGGCGAATCAAAAGATTATGTCGGATTCAGTCTTGTTTACAATCCAGATCATCAGGAGTATTCGAATCTTCATAGTAGCACTCTTGGAACCTCTAAAAATCAAAAAAATCAATTTTTTTGGGGTAAAACAGAAACTCATACAAAATTAAAAAATAGTTATTTCGATACGCTCGGATTTAATAAACAAACTCCTGCTAGTCAGTTTGATGCGCTCGGAAAGTTTCTTTCTAGAAGAAAATGTCAAATGATACGAGGAAGATTATCTTCTATAGATGGTACACAAATAGAAAATACATCTGTTGGCTGGCACAGAGACGAACCCGTATTTGAAAATTTAAGATTGAACGTGCCAATTGTTACTACGAAAGATTACCTATTTCAGATGGAAGGTAAAGAACCTTGTCATCTTGAAGTCGGTAAAGCATACAGCTGGGATACAAATACGCCTCATAGAGTTTTTAATACAAAGTGGTCCGAAACGAAACGGACACATCTTGTTATAGGTTTCAGCCCTTGGTTAAATTATAACGAAAAAGAACGTTATTGGGAATCAAATGAATTTTATGGAAAAAAACATCCATTTGATATGCTGATAGATGAAGATGTGTTCGCCGGTCTAGATTATAATCAGATGTTCCATTCGTAACGATGTGCTGTCGGTTCAATACCGAGGCTTTTAAAATTCTCAATCATTTCAGGTGAAGCGAGTAATGAAACGATAGTTGTCAAACGTTTCACACCAAGTTCTTTTAATGCGTCAATAGCCATCTGACGTGTCGTGATTGCAATTCTTTGTTCTCTATATTCCGGTTTCACATAAGTCAAATTAGAGTCGTAAAACTCCGACGTGATTTTATGATAAACCCTAATTCCTACTGGAACATCATCAACTTTTAGTAGGAAAAAAATGCCATTCGTAACATTGATATGAGGAATTTCTGGAGCTAGAGCTCCTTTTTCCATTAATTCTTTCCAGGAATCTCCCCAAAAACCAGCAACAATACCGAAACGTTCTTTATTTTCTTCTGGTTTTACTTGTTCAATTGTAATATTCATTTAAATCTCCAATTTACTTTTTTGCAACTGTTGGAATTGCTTCTTCTCTAATCTGCGGTACTAATTGCTCAATGCCTCTAATTTTACCCCACAAATCTTGTCTATCTTCTGGTAGCTGATAATCTTCATCAATAGCAGTAATCTTGTAAGGAAGTGCTCCGGTAGCGGCTTCTAACGCAATAGCAAAGAATGGAAGATGATCCGAGTAAGCTGCATCACAAGACAACTTGAAATACTCTCCTTCAAGAAACATACAGGAACCTTTACATACCTGTAATAGAGGACACTTGGCGCAATCATCTCTGAACTTCCAATGCGTCGATGTATTCAATTTCACATTGGCTAATTGATTAACATGCCCAATTCTATGAGACTTACCATTCGGAGCTTTTGAAACAGCCGTGACATTCTGACAGGTGAGCACATTGCCCTGAAGATCAACAGCCATGGTATCTTCTTGATCCATACCACACTTCTGACCTAAAGTGTCGGCTGATCTGTAATTACCCCAGCTATTAAGCCATTCTTGAACTCTTTGTTTGACAATGATGAAACGATTAATATCATTATTACGGATCGCCATCAAAGTAGTCATTCTATGACCTACATGTTCTTCATCACCTTGTGGCACATTTTTTTTACCACCTTCATCATATACATCGATGAATCCACCTTCACCGATCATGAAATTGCTCTGTGGATTTAAATTAAACAGATCCTCAAAGAATGTCTGAATACTAGCGCGATCCATGTTTTCGCGATGCACCATTGAATTGATGCTGATTCTACCTTCAGGAAGGAAGCGATTGAATAATTTAAACAAGATTTTTCTTTGAACTGGATCTTCAAACGGATCTGGACCTCTTACATTCTGACCTGGACCATCGTGAGATACAGCCATGCTAAAACCCATGTCATACAACCAATCAATGATTTCTTCTGTGATCAAAGAGCCGTTAGTAATAACCGAAAATTTTGTTTTTGGATATTTTTCACGAAGACGTTCAGCCAATGGCTTCATGATCTTCCAATACACAAAAGGTTCACCACCCCAGAATTCAATTTTCTCTGGTGGGATCTTAAGCCAACTGTCCATGTTATTGATAAATCGATCCATCAATTTTGTATTCGAATGATCGATGTTCGGTACAAATCTTTGAGAACAATATTCACAAGAGTAGTTACAAGAAAGACCCATCTGAATCTTCAGAAGTTTAATGTCCGACTTACTACCTGGAGTATTGACTGAGATTGGCTTTACAGCATCGTTTGACTTTTGAGACCATACCGGTTTGATGTTAACCAATTTGTTCTTAGAATCAAAAATCTCAGAAGTCATATTATCGTAAATATAACTTACTTGATCCAATTTTTCAATTTTGTTATCAACAAAAACTGGTTTGGTACATTCTAATAAAAATTTCATTATATATTTCCTTTATATCATTCACTATTTATTTACACTGACAATTACAATCACATGCACAATCGCATGCACAAGCACAATTACAATTACAGTTATTGGTAACAACACCATATGGATTGCAATTATAAGTGCAAGCACAATTGCAATTGTATTGAAGCCAATATCTACCGTCACAATTTGCACAATTTACATTATAACAATTTAGACAATTAACACAATTAGTTGGAAAATCGCATGCACAATTACAATTACAGGCACAATTTCCATTATTACAATTACCGTCATTGTTTTTCTGATACCATTCTTTATTATGAGAAGTGTTCAAATCCCAACCACGTTGACCATCTTTTGTATTATAATAGATGTCTGACATAGCAAACTGACCACCTGCGCCAATAACAGAGCGCACGTCACCAAAAGATATTGTTCCTGAAGTAGGTGTTCCCATATCAATTTATTTCCGAATTATTTATTTACACTGACAATCACAATTACAATTACAATTACAATTGTTTTGAACACATTGTGAAGCATTGCAATTATACGGTCCGCAATTTCCATCATTACAGTTATTTTGTAACCCATAACCACCGCAATTGATACAATTAACATTTCCTGCATAAACACAATTTTGACAATTTTGTGGGAAATCGTAGCAATTACAGTTGAAAGTACAATTGCCGTTATTACAGTTGCCTTCGTTGGTCTTGTTGATATAAGCTTTACCGTAATAGTTACTCATAGCATAAGATTGTTGACCAGGTCTGGTGTTATTGTAAACATAAGCCATATCGATGATTGTACCACTGGCGCCACCGCCATTGATTTCAACGTGAATATCATTTAAGCTTAAAGGACCACTGCCCGGTAACGTCATGTTAAATTCTCTTTTCTAGTTCTTCAACTTTAGCGGAAAGCTCTTTGATGGCTTCAATTAACAACGGCACAATCTTTTCATACTGAACCGTTTTATAGTTTTCGCCTGATTTAGAGACATATGTATCCTCATCTATATATTCTCTATCAAATGGAGCCATCTGCACTGCTTCGGGAAGAATTGCTTCAATTTCGTGAGCAATAACACCAACTTGTTTGCTTTGATCTTTATAACCAAAACCTGCGGCAGTATCATTGCTATTGAATGTCACACCACGAATTGCTTTGACTTTATTCAGAGCATCTGGTATTAGAGTGATATTGGTTTTTAATCTTACATCAGAGTAATAAGCAATGATGTTACCCGAAGTATGTGTTTCACCTGAAGTGTAAGTCGAGCGAGTGAGAACAATATGAGCGCCATCCCAATAACTTGCAACCGCAAGGGTACCTTCGTAATATACTGGACCAACAACACCGCTTGATTGCACATAGCCATTGAAATCAAACCTGTCACCACCATTGAAGTATAATCGCCTGTCGCCATTTCCAAATACTACTTGTCCTGTGCTACCACTACTTATGTAGGTACGAATTGACCCCGTTACCCCGATGTCAGAGGTAAATGTATCACCTGCTCTATTTGCAGGTGTATAACCCAATCTTGCTGGAATGTTTGTATAATAAGATGATAGCTGTCCGCTAAAATAAGTTGCATTGTTAACAGTGCCATTAATTGCATTAGAATAAGCAGTTGCAGAATTGCCAGTGATTTGACTTTGAATTGTAGCAAGAGTTACGCCGCCATGATATGTGCTATTATTAGAAGTTAACGTTGCAACGTTAGCCGATAAACCAGCTGTAGTTTGATAGAGTGCAGCAGAATTAGCAACAGCATTACTGTAGGCAGAAGCAGCATTACCAGTGATCTGACCTTGAACCGTTGTTAATGTCAACCCACTAAAGTTATTTGAATTATTAGCAGTACCTTGATAGATTGTGGAATTGACTGTAACACCAGAAAGTGATAATTGTCCACCAGTAATACTTGTGTTAACAGTAGCATTACCAACAAAATATGATGATGTACTTATTGTGACGTTAGCACCAACCACAATTGATGTGGTAGCATTAGCTGTTGCTGTATTAACGGATGTTGCATTGAGTGATGTTGCAGTGATGACTGATGCATTGACTGCAGTTGAATTAGCTGTGAAGTTTCCGTTGACGGTTAGCCCGTTCTTTACTACGAAATTGTTATTTGCCATCTCAGTTCCCTATCCCTTGAGATTGTTTTTTACTATTTATACCCAAGGTAAAGCTTTAGGCAATATAGGATTTTTTAAAAGATTTAATTTTTTTTGCAATAATTCATTAATTTTATCATCCGGAGACAATGCATATTTTTCGCCAGGCATTTGTCCAGGTATAGTTTTTGCTGTAATTATACTTTTAATCCATGACACAATAAGATCTTTGTTTAGTTCGTTAAATGGTACATAATCTTGCGGTAGAACATCGACAGCGGTGAATTCAGTTTCGCCATCAAAAACGACTGTATTACCATCTTCGTCGATTGCAATTTTTTTCCAATGAATTAACACAACAGCATCAGGATGATCCGGTGATTCATTTCTTACATATAAATTAGTAATTTCCCAATCATATTTTATCGTCATTGTTTATTCTTTCTGTAAGAGTTTTAACTGTTTTTTCAAATCCTCAACTTCACCAAGTAGACCTTTTACAGCCTCAACCAAAACTGGTATTAGTTTTTTTTCATCTACTGTTAAGTATGGGTCTTCTGGATCATAATTGATGTCATCTTTCGGTGTGAGCGTCCCATCAGCTTCTTTATTTTTATATTGTAACAACTGAACTGAAGCTGCTTGAGGTAATACTGCTTTGACTTCTTGTGCAATAAGACCTATCTGCACACCAGGCTCGGTATTCTCTAATATTTTGTTGCCAATATCATTCCATTCGAAACGATAACCGTTAAGACCATTAATGATATCACGCCAATCATCAATCTTTTTTATATTCTTTTTGAGGCGTCTATCTGACCAATAAGCTATGATATTACCTGTGGCATATATATTACCGCCTGCTTCAAATAGCCAACGTGTTACATCGTCTTGTGTACGAAAACCATGAGACCACTGATTTGACGCACCACCTCTATAATACGAAGTGTCACCATAAACAAAATTCAATCGTGCCCAGCCTTCAGAAGAATAATTCCAAGTTCCAGTATTAAGGTTTAAATAATTTAATCGTGACTGTCCATTTGGATTGCAATAATACCCAGTGTCATCACTATCGTAGAATATAGGAGCTCTTAATGAACCACCCGCCTGAAGAAAAGCGCTCGTCTCAAAGTTAGTGCCATTAAAGTATAGATAGTTACCGCCGTTACCAAAATAATAAACACCAGTAGTTGGCGAGCCAGGTCTATAAGCATTTACATCGCCTGCAACATGAAGCTTATATGTCGGTGAAGTCACACCAATTCCCGTGTTACCATTAGAATCAATACGCACGCGTTCAGCATTATTTGTAGCAAAAACCAATGTTCCATCAGCTGGTGAAAACATTCCACCGTCAGTATCATTGGTGCCAAAAGAATATCCAGCAACACCCGTTCCATAAGTTGCACCACCCAAAGCCCTGATACCACCATTCACATCAAGTCTTGCGGTTGGTGAAGTTTGATTGATTCCCATATTACCACTAGAATCAATACGCACACGTTCAGCTGATGATGTATACAAACTTATGATTCCATTGGCAGCACTTCCAAGTTGCCCAATATGCATTACCATATTATTTGCAATAGAAAACATTCTGGGATTATTTGTACCAGCAACATCAACATATAAGCCCACGGTTGTATTGTCTGGGTTTAGAAAATTTATTTCTCCACCTTCGCTGCTGCCGCCATTTAAGAATGTACCAACACCATCAGTTTTACTACCACCAACTACATGCAATTTACCAGTGGGAGATGCCGTACCAATACCTACGTTACCATTAGCAACAAAATAAGCTGAAGTTCCAATAGTGAATGTGTTAGTAGAAGAGCTATTAGCAAATGTGGCAGTGCCTTGGTAAATTGTAGAATTAACGGTTACACCTGATATAGAAATCTGACCTGCAGTTATATTTGTATTTACTGATGTATTGCCGACATAATGCGTTGTAGCATTGATAAATGAATTTGTACTAACATATAAAAATGAGCTAGAAGATAAAGTGACATTGCCAGACACATTAGCGGCGCCAACAATATCAAGTTTTGCTGTAGGAGATGCAGTACCAATACCTACGTTTCCATTAGCAACAAAATAAGCTGAGGTTCCAATTGTTGCAACATTGGTCGTTGTGGTCAAATTAGCCGAATTAGCAGTACCAACAGACATCGATGTAATAGCAGTCGCATTAGCGGTTATGCTATTATACATAGCATTTGCTATAAAACCAAAATTTGAGAGATCATTTGTAATAGTCATTGATTATTACTTTCTTCTGCTGGCTTGATAATAAGATCGTCAGATTCAACTAATTGCATGATGTTGGCGTAGTCAGTGTTGGCTGGGTCGATGGGCACAGATGAAGTAACGCCATTGATATCGACCCTTATGCCGCCAATTGTTGACGTGCCTAAAATGCAATAATATTGCGCGTTTGTGTATTTCTGCATTATTAAAGCTCCGCTGCAAAAGTTAAATAAGTAGTCGAATCTATTGTAGAAAATGCAAACCCGGCTGGAACAGACACTGCCGCAAATCGCATTGCCATTGAACCGCTGCCCGCAAATATTGATGGAGTTCCAGATATATTCCCTGCCGTCCATGTACCAACAATTGTTGCAGTTGGATTTGCTCTCATTGTTGCTGGATAAGTCAATGTTAAAGTGCCGTAGTTACCCGAAGTGGCATATCCAGCAAAATAAATATCAGCAGCCGTGTTGCCGCCAAGCTTTAAAAAATACCGCTGGCACAGCATCAACGTCTCGCCAATCGGCAGCCGCTCAAATGGAGTAGCTACACTACCAGCTTCTAGTTGAACATTGCCAATTGTCCAGGTTCCGGAAGTCTGCGCGCCCACCGTCAGCACAATCTCAATCCCGGTTGTGGCTGCGCTCGGGACGCTGACAGAAGCTGTGTAGTTAGTGACGGTGCTAGTCACGGTAAACGTGCCGGTGGCAATCTGCGTGCGCGTGGGGCTTGCTAACGTGCCAAAGGTATCAGCCGTATTGGCGTAGTAAGCCGTCCATGTCACTGTAGTCAGCAGCGAGTTTGCCAGATCAACGCTAAAGGTTGCCGTGCCGTTGTTTAGATCATAACTATTGATAGCCTCAACTCGCTGACCAAAACCGATTGCAGTAACGCTCGCCGCTCCTGTGAACCTGTAACGATACTGATCGATACCAGAACCAGCAACACGTTGCCCTGTTACGTTAGCTCCAGTACAATAACCATAGAAACGATCCACGCTGTAGGCTAGAGCAGCTGCAGCAGTAAATGTTTGCGCCGATCCAGCATTGCGCTGGTCAACAGCCATACCGCCATTAATGATTCTATTACGGCGATATCCATTTGTTAATGTTGGTAATACCGTAGTACCATTGATTGTCATTCCAGTCACTGCAGTATTATTAGCAGTTATGCTATTATATACAGCATTAGCTATTGTAGCTACCTTGGAAAGACCTACTGAATCAGTCATTGATTATTGCTTTCTTCTGCTGGTTTGATAATAAGATCACCAGATTC